GGGTGAGTGATGGAAGGAATTAAAATACTAGGTATATTTCAACAAGAGTCTGATTGCGGCGTACTATCTCATTATTGCGTTCAATACATCGCGCAAGGCTCAACATTTGTTGAATATGGTTACTTCGAAACGCTTACTGCTGCTCGTGAGTTTGCGTCTCAGTTCGAATATGAAGATTAAAGGAGCAAGACTATGATTGAAATATTAACGTATACTGTAATGGGGTTAATCGCTGTTTTTATATTTGATTATTTGATAGCTCGAAGCAAAATAAAATCAACGTTAAAATTAGTTTCAGAGATAGCCATTGAATTATGCGAGTCGCGCGACATACCAAAGGAGTATTCAGCGGCATTCATTAAGCGCCACCACACAGACCTTTTAAGGTGTTGCAAGCTCGCATTGAAGCAGCCAAATCTAAATTGGTTTGGTGTTAGTGATAGGCAAATGGAGGTTATATCACTGCAGGCGCTTATAACTGCATTATCTGATGACATCGCTAAATGCATTCAAATCAGGATTGATAGTGGCAAAACGCTTGAATAACAATACAATCACTTTTACTGTATAATGTAATAAAATAACAGCCGGATATTACCGGCTTTAATCTGTCAACAACCTTAGAGGAATGGCAAAGAGATGGCAAAAAACAAAGGGGGAAGACCAACAGTAATGACTCCAGAGGTAATAGCTAAACTTGAAGACGCGTTTAGTTGGGGTTGCACTGACTTAGAGGCGTGCTGCAATGCTGATATAAGCAAAGATGCTTTATATGATTACTGCAATAAAAACCCCAAGTTTTCCGAGCGGAAAGAGGTGCTTAAAAATCAGCCTGTTATGAAAGCTAGGCGGGTAGTTCTGGCAGCTCTAGACGATGACGACATAAACACAGCTCACAAAGTCATTGATAGAAAAGAAGGCATGAAGGTTAAGCAAGAAGTAACATCACCTGACGGCTCTATGACTCCAACATTTGTATTTAATCCAGTAGGGCGAGATGAGCCAACAAATACAGATTGATTATGTAAAGAACCTGCACCCCGTATTCACTAAACCAAAGCGGATAAAAATTGTGGTCGGTGGTCGCGGGTCTACCAAGTCAACCGGCGTCGCTGATTACGTTGCGGCTTGTATGGCTAATGGTCAATTGTGGTGCTGTGCGCGTGAGAATCAGAACTCAATTGAAGAATCTGTACACCGTACAATACTGGATGAAATCGACAGGTTAAACATAGCGGGATTTACAGACACAAAAACAAGCATTGTTCACCCCAGCGGTGGACGTGCTTTTTATCGTGGTCTAGCTCGTAACATCACCAGTTTAAAGTCAACATTGTCAGGTGTCGATGGGTTATGGATAGAAGAAGGGGAAGACATATCAGCTAACACATTGCGTGTTTTAACTGCGTCTGTCCGACTTAATGCCAAAGATACACAGAGATTGATTGACGGCGATAACGTGAAGATGCCTGAAATTATCATAACTATGAACAGGGGAACCAGGCAGGGAGCAGTTGCACAAAAGTGGTTGATACGAGCAGAGAAAGAATTAAGCCGTTGCGGATACTATGAAGATGATCTTGTTATGGTCGTCCAAATGAATTACACCGATATGCCTAGGCCGTGGTTTGAGGGTAGCGGATTGGAAGAAGAACGAAAGCAAGACGAAGAAAGATTATCAGTTGCCGCATACCGGCATAAATGGTTAGGAGATTATCTGGATGAAGTCGAGAACAGCATTATCAAACAAGAGTGGTTCGAGGCGGCAGTTATGGCGCATGAAATCCCACACCTTAAAGCAGTCTTTGAGCCCAAAGGCGCATTGGTCGCAGCCCATGACCCCAGCGACACAGGAAACGACAGCAAAGGATTCGCATTAAGACATGGCTCAATTGTTCGTATTGTAGACGAGAAGACCACCGGCGAAATTGATGAGGGTCTAGACTGGGCGACAGGTTTAGCTTTGAAAGGTGATGCTGACTGGTTTATATGGGATGGTGACGGAATGGGCGCAGGGTTGAAACGCTCAGTTGCTACCAATCTTGACGGAAAGAAAATTCAGTATCAAATGTTCAGAGGTTCATTGTCAGGCAAGGGTCAAGATAATGCAGTTAAAAACTACCAGCAAGAGTATGGCGGGAGGCAATCAAACCCTAAAACATACGCTGAAACCTTCAAGAATAACCGCGCACAATATTACACCATGTTAGCTGATAGGTTTTACAATACGTATAAATGCGTGGTGCGTGGTGAATATATCGCGCCAGAGTTGATGATCAGCCTAGACACTAACGGCATAGCTAACATTGATGCCTTACGTGCTGAAGTTTGCAGGATACCAGCCGTTGAGAACCCAAACGGCCTAATCCAAATTATGAATAAAAAGGAAATGAAGTCGAAGGGCATTGAATCGCCTAACATGGCAGATAGTTTAATGATGGCTATGTTTGTTCCACCAATCAAGAAAGAGCGCAAAGCTTTAAAGTACACACAAAGGCCAATTACCTAGAGCTAGGACTGCGCCCCACGGTATTACTAAAACATTTAGGTGCTGATACCTGTTTAATAGCATCGGCACCACACAGGCACTTGAGCGAGTTTGTGTTATCATTCACAAAACGTTCAAACGTCTGGCCGGTTGTTTTACATTTAAAGTCATTGAGTTTGCGCATATCAGCCTATTTGTATTAAGTAAATCAAAATATTATAATACAGAAATACACATCAGAGGAATTATTCAACATGGCAAAGATGTCAGAAAGTGAACTAGTAAGCGTCATTATGCAAGCCAAAGAGGATGCGGCGGTTTACACTGGCGAATTCATGCGTGAAAATGAGAAATTTCTTTCGGCTTACTTAGGGCAGAAAAACTTTGAGTTTCAAGCATCACCAGATCAATCAAGCGTAGTATCAACAGATATATTCGATGTGGTCGAGGCTGATATGCCTAGCCTAGCGCGGGTGTTTCTTGGTAGCGGCGATATTATGTCGTTCACTGCTAACACTGATAACGAAAATGAAGTGCAAGAAGCAGAGGACAAGACCAAGTTTGTAAACTGGGTTGTACGCAACCAGCCAGAATCATACAAAACGCAGATTGATTGGCTTAAAGATGCTGAGATACAAAAGTGCGGAGTTGTAAAGTACCATTACGACGAATCAAAAGACATTGAAGTTGTAGAATATAACGGCGTTGACGCTGAAGAGATTGAGCAAATCATTGAAAGTCTGCGCGGTGCTGATGTCGATAAAGTTGAAATAACCGAGCAGGAAGAAGATACAGAGCTGCAAACGTTTGATGTTAAGTTTAGAGTTACCCGTGTTAAGAAGCATATTAGTATTATTAACATTCCTTCCGAATCATTCTTGATAACTAAAAACGCAACGAGTAAACATGACGCTGATATCATTGGAGATGTATGCTTTAAAACTCGTAGTCAGCTGTTAGCTGATGGGTTCCCGCGTAAACTAATCGAGCTACTACCGGCATACGGTGACGAAGAAACAAGAAACTCAACTATCAACCAGATACGAAACAAAGATCAAGATGGTGATGTAGGGCATGTTTCTGTTGCAGGTTGGGCTACTCAGAAAGTTCAAATATACGACTTGTATGCAAAGGTTGACTTTGACGGTGACGGAATAGCAGAAGACCGGCACATCATGATAAGCGGCAACACTGTACTGGTGAATGATTACTTCAATCATCGACCTTACGCCATACTATCAGCAATACCAGTGCCACATAAAGCCATTGGCCGAAGTCGTGCAGAAGTCACGTACCAAACACAGCTTGAGAAGACAGCGTTAAAGCGCGGGCTATTAGATAACATCTATCAAGCTAACGCGCCTCGTAACGTTGTACACCCAGACGTTGACCTTGATGATATGTTGACGATGAGACAGAACGGCATTATCAGAATGGATGACGATACTACGCTGCTACCAGGTAATGCAGTCTTTCCACTTGTCACACAATACACAGGTGATAAAACACTACAAGTTATCCAATACATTGATCAATCAAGAGCCAATACAACCGGCGCGTTAATGTCCTCGCAAGGGCTCGATGCTGATGCCATAGCTAAAGAAACAGCAACTAGGTTTGACGGTGTTGAAAAGTCGGGTGCAGCTAAGATTGAGTTGATAGCTCGAAACTATGCTGAGACAGGTTACAGAGATTTGTTTGAGGGCATAGCTTGGATAGCCTCACGTTATCAAGATACTGATGTTGAATTCAATGTGCTTGGTAAAGCCATGACGGTTAATCCTGCCAAATGGAAGTATGACCATCATGTATCAACACAAGTCGGGTTAGGCGCTGGCAATAACGAGGCGCTAGTTGGTGCATTACAGGGCATTTACCAAATACAATCACAGCTTAAAGCTCAAGGGTCAGTGTTGGTCGATGAGGTTGATATCTATAACACGCTTAAACGCATTACGGACGGCTTAGGATTGCCAAGAGTTGATGAACTATTCAATAACCCAGAAGAACCCGACGAGTTATTGAAAGCGCAAAACGAGCAGCTTAATCAGATGGTTGTCCAGCTTCAAGAGCAAATGCAAATGATGCAGAACCCATTAGCTGAGTCTGAGAAGATAAAAGCTGAAGCGAGCTTGATCAAAGCTCAAGGTGATGCACAGGTTAAGCTTATGGAATTGGAGAGTAAACAGAACCAGTTTATGATGGATTTGCAACGTAAGATTGAAGAACAAGACGACAAGGTTGCTATGCGATTAACTGAGCTCGAAGTCGAATCAAACAGGCAGTTAAACGCACAGTTTGAGCAAAACAAAAAGGAAACTAAATGAACTTACTGCAAGCACAACAAGAGCGCGGACGAGTAGCGCAAGAGTTACTTGATAACCCTTTATTTCAAGAGGCGTTCATCAAAATCAAGGGCGACTTGTTTAACGAGTTTAATAAATCCGATTTAGATAGCGACGAACAGCGCCTTAATATTTGGCAGCAATCACAAATACTTGACAAGTTCGAGAAAAACTTCACGGATATTGTAAAAAAAGGTAATGCTGCTACAATAGCGATATCCCAATCGGATAAACCGATTAGAAATGTAATTTAACCGTTGAACAACCTATTAGGAATCAACCAATGTTTGAAATGCCAGAAGCGGGTTTGTCAGTAGATGAAGCCGTAACCAAATTTAAAGCATCACAAGATACGGACT